ATACGCTAAAGCAATATGTAGTTCCTGCTGTTACTGGGATACCTTTTATAACTGGAGCGTCATCTCCACAAAAAGCATTGATTGTCTGTGGGCTTGTAGATAAATTGTATACAGCAATAATGCCATTAGTTTTATTAGGAAATAGAGACGGGGCTGTTGGTTCAGACCAAGGAGCTGGGTAAGGTGAAACAGTTCCGTAAGAAGACGTTGTGGTGTTGTAGCCAGACAACGTAGGTATGTTTGCACCTGTTAAAGCAAAACTTAACGATGTAGGGGTTACGGCTGTGATTGTTACAGGGGTAGTTGAGTTAAATAATGGATAAGGTAGCCCACTAATTGTTATGTAATTTCCTACGTCATATTGCTGATTGTAGTTAGGGCTTACATTGATGGTTGCTACGTTTGAAGTGATAGACGCTGAAAGTATTTGCATAACTGGAAGTTGGTCATAGTCAGCAGTTCCGTCTGTGGATACCCAGCTACCCGTACTTTCTTCAAAGGAAGAGTCGTTGTAGTCGAGCATTAAGTTATGCCCAGTAGTTATTCCAACTAAACTGGGGTTAGGTGCTTCGCTAGAGGTAGGGGCGTTTACAGAGTATTGTCCTGTTGACAGCTGTGTAAACGTGTATTTTGGCAAAGGAGATGGCACAGCCCAACCGCTAAAATCTTCTAAGTAGCCAACAAGACCCTGTTTAGATCCGCGTTGTTTGGTCAAGATAACGCTATCTCTTAACAGAACTCTGTTTTGTTGCAAACTAATCGCTGGCTCATACGCTTGTCCAAATTGATTCAGCATAGTGGGTACTAGCTGACCGCTAACGGTTTGAATATTGTAGCGATCAAAAAGCAGAGCAGCGATGGTTTGTTCGTAATCCAACTGAAAGCTGAAGTTACTTAGGAACGCCCTTAGGTCCGGGTTATCCCAGTCAGAGGTGGCTGTATACACATCCGTTATCTTGTATATCTCTGGAAGATAGTTGTACATCTTGTCCGTATTGCCATAATCTTGTACAGACAAACCGATAGCGTTTCCAGCATTGCTCCATGTGTATTGTGTTAAGTTATACACAAATATGCTGTAGTAATAAAAAGCACCTTGAACAAGATTAGTATCAATTACAAACGTAGGGTCGCTGCCATATGAAGCCTCTAGGATTTGATTTCCGTCGTATGGGTTTACCGGAAAGCCGTAAGTATTCCTTACAACTATAAGCTTAGCCCAGTTTCCTCCTGGGTCATTCCAATTAAGAGTTATAGTTCCGTAGTTACTAAGACCTGTAAAAGCTGTAGACACTGCGCCAGATGACGCCGTAAATGGGGACGCATCAAACTTAATAGGGTTGTTGTTTCCGTAATACCCTAAACCATAGTAATCAATTCCATAGCGTGACATAGTTAGTTAGTAATTCCTCCACTAAGGTTGATTACCAAATTACCCACACCTGTGGAATTTCCTCCGATTTCGTTAAGTGTAGGTATTTCATTAGATGCACAGATAATGTCCCCTACTGTCAACGCTGTAATAGACCCTGATGAAGCTGTAGAAGATACCGTTCCAGCTACGAGAGTGTAAGAGAAAGTTGTAGAGGTTATAGCTGTTACCACAAAAGTTCCGTTAAATGTGGTGTCTACTCCAGTAACAGATACAGTCTGACCTACTTGTAAAGTGTGTGTTCCGATAGTTAAAGTGGCCACGTTAGATGAATTAAGTGCCTTATTAGTTACTGTGTAGCTTTGATCTTTATCTGCTCTAACCATCTTAATAATATTTTGATTAGCAACTCCATCAATAGCTCCAATGGCATTGTGCACGTTAGGAACTGTAACAGGGTACCCAAACGCCACATTGTCAATACTTAATAGTGTATTTATCGCTGCAGTGACGTTTGATAGAACAGAAGATTGACTAAATTTACTATCTACAGTTATGTTCACAATAAGGTAAACGCCAACATACGTTGGAGGTTGAAACGTGATGCTGGTATTGCCTGGCGTTTTATCCTGCAAGTAGGCTAAAACGTTATTAGTGATCGTGTTAAATGTAGAGGTGGGGGTTATATTATCTGTGGCTACTCCAGGGTCACCTGCAGGGCATACATATAAAGTTACAGAAGAGTAAACGTTAGCAGTAGCAATAGCTTTAGAAACACCGTTTACTTGAACAGCTAAGCTTGCATAATCTAGCACGGACACTGCTCTGTTTACTGAACGAATGCTTAAAGGTGCGTTGACACGGATAGAGTCTGTAGACTCTGGGTCCGCGCCCCCTGTTGCAGCCCCTGTTTGGTTTGAAACAGTAAGTCCTGCTGGGATAGAAGAGCTGCCAGGAACCTTAATTACGTATTTAATGGTGTTCTGTGCAACATTTCCTACAGCACCTCCGCCAATACGGTATGTTGCGTAAATAGGAACCCCTGAAGGTGGGACGCGTCCACTAACGTTGTCACCAAACTCGATAGAGGTAACTCCGTTTGCATCTGTAAATACTTGGTACACAGGGTCATATCCGCCAGCATCAATAAGATATTGAACTTGTTGATATCCAACGCCACTAATAGTGACATTGATAGATCCACTAATAACACTGGGATTAGCTAGTTGGTATGTCTGATATAGTCCATTTGTAGACGTTCCCACAATCTCATTAGAAATTGTTTGCCCTTGAGTGGCTGGTACAGATACAGACCCATTAGCAGGTACTGTCCAAGAACCATCTGAAGTAGCTGTATTAGCGTTAGCTTCAAATAAAATTTGAGAAGTAGTTGCATTAGCTACTAATGACGTAGCTACTTGAGTTAAGGCAGGTAACGTAATATCTGAGCCAGTAGAGTTCTGAAAGGTAAGTGTTACCGTAGACGCCACGCTGTCTGTAGGCGTGTATCCTAGAAGGGTGGCTAGGCTAAGCACACTTTGTCTTTGAACAGCGCTAGTAATAAACCCTTCATTTGCTGCTACATCTACATAGTAATTAAGAATGTCGCCCATGTATGCAAATAGCTCTAATAGAGTTATGCCGAAATCTGAAGGGTCGCGGTTGGTCCAGTTAGGTGAAGTGTTAGGGATAAGGTTGATCATATCCTGAAGGATTGAAAAGAAATCTCTGCTTGTATAGTCAATAGATGGAACGTACGTAGCTACGCTATTAGTTGCCATTTGGGACCTCCGTTAATAAGTTTCCTGACTGATCAAATAAAGATGTTTGTATGGCAACTACATCTGCAGCTGTCCCAGTGCCGTAGTTATATTCAACATTTACATACGTTACGTCGGATGAATCTGTTGACAGAGTAACCCCTAGGAAATTAAGGGATGGAAGCCATTTAGAAAAACCAATACTTATATCCTGCTCAATAGCAGAGGTAAGTCCGTTTATGTTTTCAAATACTTGAGCTCTTACGTTAGTACCAAATCCAGGTCTCATTAAACGCTCACTTAAAAGCGTCATAACTACTATAACAATTCTGTCTTGTACTATCTTTCGTGGATCTTCTGTGTAGGAAACCGCACCGTTCACATCAAAGCTAAAAGGTAAAGAGATGGCTCTAGGCGTTACACTCATAGTTCAACTCCCATCCATACTGGAAAATTAGGGTCTCCTGCGATAAACATTACCCAAACCTTTTGCCCAATATTAGGGACTAATCGATGCGGTGTATGCTCTAAAGTACTAGTAGCATCATTGAAAGCCGTGCCAGAAGAGGCATTCCATTTATTAGCTGTGCTTAGTGTTGCTACATGAGGATGCTTCAAAGTTCCAGCTCCGCTCTTTGCCACAACAGTTAATGCAGGTATAGTCACAGACCCGCCTTGCGGATCTGATGCTGTAGTAGGAGTTGTGGTCAATAAGGCCGCAACCTGAGAGGCAGTATGGGCTTGATGATCTGGGTGGTTAGAGTTATCATTAACTGGAAGGCAGGGTTTTGCCCAATCAGTCTCATCGGTACCTAATACCTGAGGCACTTGCAATTTAATCTTATTTTTAAGATCTGGGTCTTCATTATTAGTGCATATGCCCTCATACATACCATAGAAGCGAATGTCGCCGTTCATAGTATTTTTGGCACCTTACCTTGTGGGGCCGTATTAGTCTGATAGACGCTAGTAGACGGCTGTGTAATTGGGTCTAGTGTAAGTGTACCAGTGACCCATACAGGTCCATTGACCAACTGGCCGCTAGTAGTTGGTTTAGATCTGTTGGTTGCGATTCCAAAGTAACCTTTGGACTGAGGCCCAAGATTAAGGGACCCTTTAATTAGTTTTGTTACTGGCGCGATAGCCGTTTGTCGTACCCCTGGAACTATAGTGCGCGCTGGATTACTGGCTGGTGCTGTGATTGTATTTCCGTCTGTCCACGTAACAGCCGATCCTAATGAATCTGTTCCAAGATGAAGCACAGTCGTATATGTTTGAGAGTTTCTCTCTGTTTCAATTATTTTGTGCTCTGTTCCAAGAATGGTCCAATAACCGCTGTATGTAGAGCCAACTCCTTGTATATAAACAGGCATGTCTGGGCGCAAAGATGCGTTACCTTTTACTTCAGCCGTACCTCTGTAAGGAAACATGTTTCTATTTTCAGCGGCTTCAGACTCATGAGCAGCTACCGTAGAGTCTGTAATAACTGTGGAGGTATCAAACCTATCAAAAAACTCTGGAGAAGCTGTATTTTTAGTTGTCTTAGCCCTGGACTGTTTTGTAATAGATATTGGTGAAAGCGTGTTAGGGTCTAAACCAGAGACAGCTACGGCTGCTTTTGTTTCATCTCCACCGTACTCCATAGACTCACTTATGGTAGGCATGAACGAATATAGTGTTGATCCGTTGGGGTCGTTAGACTCTCTCATAGTAAATACTGGAGCATTAGCCCGCATATTTGTGTAATCATAAAGCATAGGTTGAAAGTAAAGTTCAGTGTTTTGAGTTCGAAGAGTGTAGCCAGATTGCTTAGCTAAGCGTACACAAAGCTCCCAATCACTGTGCCCTGCTTGAGATACTTGAGGGTATATACGAGGATGTGGCACAGAGAAACAGACAAAGTTATTTCTCTTTGCAATTTGTTGAATAATGGCGTCTGCAGACAAACCTTTATAAACTTGTTGGTACTGGTTCTTCATTACAAAGGATGCACTTATGGCAGTTACCTCTGTAATACTTGTTCCAGTATCGCGGTTTAAGTTTACGTGGTGAACATACCCATAAAAAGTTCTAGAGTTTGACAGACTCGCTATTGTAAAAGATATAGGAGAGCCTGCTTGAACGGAATCGTAATTTACGTTCCAGTCTCGAAATTGAATAACCGCTACCTCATGCTCATACCTGTTTTGGTACAAAGCTAAGTTGTACACCATTACAGGAGGCACACTGGTATTAGGGAAGTCTACGGATACGTAATTAAACACTAGGTATCCTTATAACTGTTCCAGGAAC